CGACACAGAGTTGTTAGCCAATGCACGTTGTGGGTTGTTCTCCCACCAAGCACCTGCCTTAGCGTGGCGCATACGGTCATCACTCAAGTTAGACAAGCTGATCATAGCTGAGCGACGTACACCGCCTACCACTACGACTTCACCGATCTTACACATGATGTCGTGACACTCAACAGAGGACAGCTTACGCCCTTGTGCTTCCTTGAAGGTGCGGATAGTGAAGTTGAACAAGTCAATCAGGGGCGCTGGGCCAGATGCACGGCCACCAAACGTCTTAAGCCGTGCGCCTGCTGGACGTACACGGGACACATCCCATTTAGGAATCTCACCACTATACAGGAGTGCAATCACTTGACGCAGAGACTTAGCCCAGCCTTCCTTGCTGTCCTTGACGACAACAGTAGTGTCACTGTCGAAGAGAGTAGGGACTTCCGGGAGCTTACTGATGAACTGACGCTCAACAGAGAAGCCGACACCAGTACCGCAGAGCAAGATGAACATGGCCTCGTCGAAGGACTTAGGGTCATCTACGGGTAGGTACGAGCAGTTGTAGCCTGCTACGTTGTCACGCTCAAGCGCTGGGCCAGCAGTCATCAATGCCCGCATGGAAGGCATGACAGACAGGTCCATAATAGCAAAGCGTAGCTCGTCTGCTGTATCGTCTGGCACCTTGCTGCCTACAAGGTTGTTGATGTAGCGGTCCACTGTTTCGCTCCACGTCTCTCGACGCCCTGCATCCTGCATCATCAAGCCATCTTGCGTACCTGCTGCAGTGAATGAACTTCATGTAGTCCGTCATGCCGTAGTTGTTTTTAATTTGATCCATATTACCATTCCACATTCTTTGTTTTTCCGTTCAAAGCCCTGTATACTGTCATAGTAGACAAGCCTAACTCTTGTGCTATAGCTGAATAAGACATGCCATCGTCTCTCATAGCTAAGGCTGCATGATAGTTATCCTCTGTTATCTTGAGATTCTTTAATCCCTGCTTCTTATTAAACAAAGGCTTTAGGGTATCTATAAGTTGTCGTTCTTCTTCTAGAGCCTGATCTTTACTTAAGTTTTTAGACTCTATAGAAACCAACTCATCTAAAGTGTAGCCCTTTTCCTCGCACTGTAAAAACCAATGGTAATGCTCTTTACACCTATGTCCATACGCTGCATTGCTACCGCCTGAGTTTGTTATAGCCCAAGCCCTGCCTTTCTGACCCATGCCTACATACACAGGCTTAGAAGTAACAGGATCGTAATGTACATAGACATAGTAAATACTGTTATTCATACTTGTTTGACCTCTATGTGTTTAATTTCTGCGCCATCAATATCGTAGATGATGTCTTGGATTAGCTCTGTCACTACTTCTTCGTACATGTCTTCTAGAACAGGTAGAATGTTATCCTCTTCATCTACATCTATAGTCATGTTAACTTTGAACTTCATGCTGCCTTTCCTACTAAATCGGTAAGGTCAGGCTTCTTATAGTTTGGTCCCTTCATCACCTTACCATCTTCCCTTAACACGGGATTACCATTACTGTCTAACTTAGACATGTTGCTATCATGTACACGTGCAAACGCTTCCATGAACACGTCCTCACCGTAATGCTCTAGCCCACTGCTCAGCATACGGCTAACCTTAGCTTGCTGCTTAAGTACAGTGTCACGCTCCTCTTCACGCAGTAGCATACCTACGTGGTCAGGTGCTGTGAGTGCTAGACCTGTCGATACGTATAGTAGATCACATAGTTCCTTCAAGTGTTCTACTGTACCGTAACTCTCAGCCATGTACTCCTCTAGCTCTTCATCAATAAGCTTGACCCACAGGCGAGGATCAAGCGAACCACTAAAGGCTACAATAAACTCTGCCACTTTATCGTGTGGCATCTGAGGTTGCATGGCATCTATATCATCTTGGCTAATCATTTATGTTTCTCCGCTAGTGCTTCATTCATCTTACGCAAGTACCACTCTGCTTTCTTCATGTCCTCAGCAGGGTTGTTCTTGTATTTGTAGCGGTGCTGATACTTAATCATGTTGCCGTGACAATAATCAATGAAACCTTGCAGTCCCAGTACCTGCTTGATGTAGTCAATACATTCAATGCCGCCCATGTTGTAATGCGCTGGGCGATCTACAGGATCGTACTTCTCTGTCATGCACTGCCCTCCGTTTTAGTCCACTTGTTCAGCGTATATACATTGCCTTCCTGTACAACGTCAAGCTCTTCTTCGTCGTCATTCTCAGCAAGACCCATCAAGAAGTTACGCCTCTCTTCAACAAGTTCGTACACATCAGGGTAGTCATTGGCTACATCTAGGAAGCTAGACATCAGGGTAGCTAAGTTAATGATGTGCGCCTGTATCTCATCAGGTAGTGGAGAGTTAGCAGCCATAGCAAGGTTAACATCTACGTCACCCTCCCACTCACCATCCTCATACCCTTTAGGGCTAATCACAATAGCTATCTCGTGTGGCTTAAGTTCGTGATTCATGTCGTGTCCTTCCGTTTAGTATTTAGCTTTACTCTGTCTAACTCAAGTGCTTCGCCATCCTCAGCTAACCATTCTTCGGGTATCACACGATGTGACCACTGAAAGCCATACTTGTCACACCAGTCACAGTACCTAGACTTAGCACCCTTGTACAACTTAGCGTTAGCGTTGCTGAACACGAAGCGTATGTCTAACTCAGGGTGCTGGCGTTGTATCTCACGATGCTTACGCCTGTCTGCGTTATCAAAGATGCCTTTGCTTTCAATGATAATACCATTAGTTAAAACGAAGTCTGGCGTATAGCTGCGGTACTTAAGGTCTTCCCACTCAATCTTAAGGCCAGCACTTGTGCTTGAACTGACAGAAGCCGCACTCTGTACCCAACTTAAGGTTGCCTGTAGGCTTGCGGTAGTGTGACTCTGGGACCGCCTCAAAGCACCGCTCAAAGGGCTTGTCCTCATTGATGTAGGTCACTGTAGCTTCAATGTCTTCAAGCACTGCAGGGGCGTCTACACCGCCTGCATCAACGTACTTAAACTCACCATTAGCTTTGTTGACTACCCACCAGCCACCAACATCCATGCCAGCAGCAGTAGCATAACCTACAAGCTGAGGGATGTACCCAAAGCTATCACCTGTAGCGAGTGTCTCAAAGCTAGCGAACTTGTTGTTGTAGGACCAAGGCGAAGCTGACTTAACGTCATCCACTTTGCCATCCATAACCATGTCATACTCACCGTTGATCTTAGCACCGTTGCTAAGCTCTAGTGTAACCTTGTCATTGTCCTTAAACTCTACGTCAGCAGCACGAAGAAGTCCCTTGAAGACAGCCTCCACAATATCACCAATGATCATGTTCATCAGGAAGTGTGGAGGGAATGGTGCTTTGTCTTCAGGTTCATTCTTATCAAACCACAACTGACAAGTAGGACGCCCAATGTTGGACATCCTTAGCTTGAACTTGTCACGTGGCCCGCTGCTAAACTGTTTCTCTAGGGCAGCTTCAACATCCGCAGCTACTTGCTTACGGATGCTGTCTGCCATCTCTGTCTCACCCTTAGTAGCACGTGCTAAGAAGTCGTAGACAGCTAGTTCAGCAGGGTGATTCATATCAGTCTGCCTCTTCTACGTTGACGAATGATGCAACTACATCAGCGTCTTCATCAGAGATGCCTTCTTGATTATTCTCTTCCCACTTAGACAAGATGTACTTGTTGTTGCTCTCAATCTTATCAACGAACATCTGAAAGGTTTCTTGGTCACGCTCATCAGGGTCTACCTGTTGACCGCCAGTAACCTTAGCGTGTAGTACTTCCATGCCTGCTTTGTTTAATGTCACACCATGCGTAACATCAAGTGCGTAGTTTACAGGCAATACATTCTTACGGATCACAGACTTGAGTGCGTTATCTAATGCACGGCGTGTAAAGACACTCGTAACGTCCATAACGAAGGGTATTGCATCAGAGTAACCTTCAACAGCATCGCCTTTTTCGTCTTTAGGATCGTTAAGGGTAACGACACCATAGTAAACCTTAGCTGTGCGCACGGCCTTCTGCTTCTCTGACAGGCTATTGTAATCCTCTACATAACCGCCGGGCTTACCTAAGTTAAACCCACCAAGCTCATCTTTTAGATCGCCCTTGAGGTCTGTTGATTGAACGGTCTTGTAGGTCTTGCCTGTTTCAACATCATAACGTGTGAACTGATTACGGATAGTGAAGATGCGGAGGCTGATGTTAGATGAATAGATAGTTGTATCTTTATCAGCATTGATACGGTACGCACCCGCAGGTACAACCTCAGTCTTAATCGTCTTACCGCCTACATCCATAGTACCCATGATAGGTTCACGGATCATGCTAATGCGAGGTACAAAGGTAGAGTTGCTACCCGATGCGAGGTTAGCCATACCCATAGCTTCAAGCATGGATTGTCCATCATTAAGTGTTGTTAGTGCGTTGCTCATAGCTCATTTCCTTTTAGAGTCAAAGATGCTTAGTTATACTCAGATGACCTATACCTGTCAAGCGATATTATGCCACGTCTTTCTGTTCTAACCAGTTAGGTCCAAGCCCTGCTTCAAGAAGTAGCGGTACGTTCATTGTTACACCGTATGCGTCCTCCACAAGTTTGTTCAGCCCGTTGTTCATGTTCTTAATAACCTGCACCACTTGGTCTGTCTCATCAGGGTGTACGTCAATCACTACAGAGTCATGCACAGAGTTGACTACGCATGACTGCATACCGCTGAGGTTTTTCTCAATCTCAATCAACACCACAGGTACAAC